TGGGATTACATCAAAACCTATGCTGGAAAAATACCAGGTGTAAAATTTAATGAGTCTGAACTTAGAGCTGATTTTCCTAATGGCTCAAGAATAACCATTTTGGGTGGTGAGAATGATCAAGCACTCAGAGGTATATTTTTAGATGGTTGTGTATTTGATGAAACGCAAAGCATTAATCCCAGTGTGTTTCCTGAAGTCATAAGACCAGCATTAGCCGACAGAAAAGGCTGGTGTATTTTTATAGGCACACCAAAGGGTAGAAATTATTTTTATGATCTATATTGCCAAGCCAAAAAAATGGATGGTTGGTATGCCTCTACACATAAAGCAAGTGAGACAGGCATATTAGATAGCGAAGAATTAGATTCTGCAAAACAGATGATGTCGCCTGATTTATTTGAACAAGAATTTGAATGTTCATTTCAAGCTGCAATCACCGGTGCTTATTATGGTGCTTTGATAGAAAAGGCTGAGCAAGAGGGTAGAATCACCGATGAATTATATGACGAAAACTTAGAGGTAGAAACCTGGTGGGATTTAGGAATGAATGACCAGACAGTGATTTGGTTTGTTCAAAGACATAAAAGTGAAATAAGGCTTATTGATTATTACGAAGCTAGTGGTGAAGGATTGGATCATTACGCAAAAGTAATAAATAATAAACCTTACGATTACTCAACTCACATAGCTCCTTTTGATATTAAGGTCAGAGAGCTTGGAGCTTATGGTAAATCAAGACTAGAATCTGCGTTGGAATTAGGTATAAGCTTTACAGTAGCTCCAAAACTATCTATTGAAGATGGAATTGAAGCTGTGAGAAAGGCAATTCCAAATTGTTATTTTGATAAAAATAAATGTCAAGTTGGAATAGAAGCATTGAAAGCCTATCAAAAGAGATGGGATGAAAAAAATCAATGTTTTAGAAACAAACCTTTACACAACTTTGCTTCGCACTCTGCTGATGCGTTCCGCACAGGAATCGTTGGTAGTGGGATAGAGGCAACGGATTGGAAAAAAACAATAAGCGTAAATACAAATTATATAATTTAATATGGCAAAAGTTTCAGATCATGAATTAAGACACATTATAAATAATGAAATCAATAATGCACTAGGATTTTTAGGCGGTGAATTATCAACGCAAAGAAAAAGAGCATTAGAATATTATTTAGGTGAAAAATTAGGTACAGAAATAGATGGTAGATCCCAAGTGGTTTCTACTGATGTTGCTGATACGATTGAAACCATTTTACCTAACTTGATGAGAATTTTTACTGCATCAAATCAAACGGCAAAATGTGAGCCGGTTAAAGCAGAAGATGTTGCGTTAGCAGAACAAGCAACAAATTATTTGAACTACGTATTTAATAAAGACAATCCTGGTTTTCAAATTATGTATACTTGGTTTAAGGATGCGTTATTAGAAAAAAATGGAATTGTAAAAATATATTGGTCAGAAGAAAATAAAGTTTCGCAAGAAACATATAGAAATTTAAGTGAACAAGAATATCAATTATTAACTAATGATGAAAATATTGAAATCGTTGAAAGCGAAGAATTTGACGATGAAAAGGCACAAGAACAATTAGAGCAAGTAGAAAAAATTGCAGAGGCACAAGGTCAAGAAATAAAAATACCAAAACCAAAACTTTATAACTGCGTTATCAAAAGATCAGCAAGTAGTGGTAAAATAAAAATAGAAAATGTTCCGCCAGAAGAATTTTTAATTGAGAGAACAGCAAAGACCATTGAAGATGCGAATTTTGTAGCTCACCGAACAGTGAAAACAAGATCACAATTAATTGAAATGGGTTATGACCCAGAAATTGTTGCAAAACTTCCTGCAACACAAATTGTTTTATATAACAATGAACGATTAACAAGATTTAAAGATATTGACGAATATCCATTTGATCAAACACCAGATACGGCTACAGAAAATATTGAGTTATATGAGTGTTATGTCAAAGTAGATTATGATGGTGATGGTGTTGCAGAATTAAGAAAAGTAACCGTTGCAGGTGATGCAGGTTATGAAATGTTAGATAATGAATCCGTTGATCATATTCCGTTTTGCGGATTGACACCAATACCCATGCCTCACAGATTTTATGGCAGAAGTGTGGCAGAATTAGTTGAAGATGTTCAGTTAGTTAAATCAACTGTTATGAGACAATTGTTAGATAATATGTACCTGACAAACAATAACAGAGTAGCCATTATGGATGGAATGGTAAACCTTGATGATCTTTTAACGTCAAGACCAGGTGGAGTGGTAAGAACAAAACAACCACCAAACCAAGTGATGATGCCAATGCAATCACAAACGATTTCACAACAAGCATTTCCATTATTAGAATACTTAGATACAGTTAGAGAAACCAGAACTGGTATTACAAGATATTCTCAAGGTTTAGACGCAGACAGTTTAAACAAAACAGCAACTGGTATTAATACCTTAATGACTCAAACGCAAATGCGTATGGAGTTGATTGCAAGAATTTTTGCAGAAACTGGTGTTAAAGAATTATTTAAAAAAATATTTGAATTATCAATTAAGTACCAAGACAAAGAAAGAATTGTTAATTTAAATAATAAATATGTACCGGTAAGACCGACTGAATGGAAAGATAGATATAATGTTACCATTTCTGTTGGTTTGGGTTCAGGATCAAAAGAACAACAATTAATTATTTTGAATCAGATTTTAGAAAGACAACTTCAAGCGTTTGGTTTACAAGGCAACAAAGAGTTTCCAATGGTGTCGTTAAAAAATATTTATAATACACTATCTAAAATGATTGAAAATGCAGGTTTAAAAAATGTTGAAAATTATTTTGTTGATCCTGATATGGGTCAAAGAATGGTAAGACCATCTCCACCACCGCCTATAACACCAATTGAAAAAATTGAATTTACTAGAATTGATAGTGAGAATAAACGTAAACAAGCTGAACTTGAATTAAAAATTAAAGAATTACAAGCTCATAACGCAAGATCATTATTAGACTTTGAAACGAAGATAAAAGAATTAGAACTTAGATATAATGCTCAGATAGATTCTGCTGCAATTAAAGCAGAAGCAGATTTAAATAAAGCGATTCTATCAAATAATGGTAAAGCATTTTCACAATCACAACAAGCAGCGATAAATTTACAGCAACAGATTCAAGGTTTAGATGAACAACGAAGAACAGGGCAAGTTGAGCCAAGAGATCCGCAGGTCGGACAAGGCAAAACAGATATTGGAGAACCCAATATTTAAAGAGTCATTAGAAGAGTTAAAAAAATTATATACCCAAAGTTTATTTAACACTGGTGCAAAAGAAACAGACACTAGAGAAAAACTTTGGTTAGCAGTGAATGTGCTTGGCAAAGTAGAACAACATATTCAACAAGTTTTAGATACTGGTAAACTAGCAAGAAAACAGCTAGAAGATTTTAGAAACCAACAAGAATCTAAGAAATTCTAACAATCGTTAGGATAGGCTAACCCCTTGTGGGAGCTTTAATCATAACAAAGAGGTAAAATATGTCAGACAATCAAGCCAACCCTGTAGAGGGAGCTGAAACTGATTTGCAAAATGCTGCAAAATCAATAGAAGGTTTATTGACACCAAGTCAAGAACCAGTAAATAAAGAACAGGTTTCTTCTGAACCAAAAAAAGAGGAATTATCGCAAGATAATCAACCTCAGGAACAGGAAAAAATGGAAACTGAAACTGAAGCTCCGGCTGAAGAAGAAGTTTCCGAAGAAGTATCTCAAGATGAAAACTCTGAGAGTCAAATACAGGAACAAGATTCCACCTACAAGGTCAAAGTTGCAGGTCAAGAATTTGATGTTACCCTTGATGAACTAAGAGCAGGTTATTCAAGAGATGCGGACTACCGAAGAAAGACAGAAGAATTAGCAAATGATCGCAAATCTCTTCAGTCCGAATCGGAAAAACAAAGGCAAGACTATTCTCAACGCTTATCAGAGTTGAACCAGTTAGTGTCTTTAACACAAGAACAACTTAATTCTGAATTTAAAAATTTAGATTTAGAAAAGTTGTACGAAGAAGATCCAACAGAAGCTGCAAGGCTTGAACATAAGATGAGAAAGAAGCAAGAAAAACTTGCTGATTCAATTCAAAGAGTAAAAGCGGAGCAACAAAAGCAATTTCAACAAGTTGTGTCTGATCAACAAAAAATTTTGGTAAATAAATTGCCAGAATTTGCTGATACGGAAAAAGCAACGAAGTTGAAAACAGATATGAGATCGTATTTACAATCTTATGGTTTTAAAGATCAAGAGATTGGTAATATTTATGATCATCGTATTGTAATGTTGGTGAATGATGCAATGAAGTACAGAAGTATGCAAAAATTGAAACCAAATTTGGCTTCAAAGATGGCAAAACCTGGAAAAGTTTTATCAAGTGGTGTTAAAAAGACAAAAGCTGATGCAAACTTTGCACAGAAGAGAGAAAAGTTGGGTCGTTTAAAAAAATCAGGGAGTATTAAAGATGCTCAAAGTATTTTTTTAGACATGATAACTAAAAACAAAAAATAGGAGAAAAACACTATGGCACAAGTAAGTGGCTCATTTAGTACATACGATGCTGTTGGTGAAAGAGAAGACCTATCAGATGTTATCTATAACATTTCCCCAACCGATACACCTTTCATGTCTGCAATCGCAAAAACAAAAGCGACTGCTGTTAATCATGAATGGCAATTAGACTCATTAGCAGCAGCTAGTGCGACTAATGCAGCTATTGAAGGGGATGAGGTCTCATTTTCTGCACCAGATGCAACAACAAGAAAAGGTAACCAATGTCAGATTTCAACAAAATCTGTAATCGTTACTGCAACTTTAGAAGCGGTAAATAAAGCAGGAAGAAATTCTGAACTTGCATACCAAATCTCTAAAAGATCAAAAGAACTTAAAAGAGATATGGAGAGTTCATTAACTGCAAACAACGCACCAGTTACAGGTAACGACAGTACAGCTAGAGAATTAGCTGGACTTGGTTCTTGGTTAAAAACAAACCAATCAGCAGGAGCTTCAGGATCTGCACCAGGCACTTCTGGAACTAATGCTAGAACAGATGGAACTCAAAGAGCTTTCACTGAAGATCAATTGAAGAATGTCATCAAATCCGTATGGGATAATGGTGGCGATCCAAATATGATCATGGTTGGTTCATTCAACAAACAAAAACTATCTGGTTTCACTGGTGGTTCAACTAGATTTGATCCAGCAGAAAACAAAAGATTAGTTGCGGCTGTTGATGTTTACGAATCAGACTTTGGAGCAATGCAAGTTACTCCAAATAGATTTCAGAGAGCTAGAGATGGATTCGTTATTACACCGGATCTCTTTGCCGTTGCTTTTTTAAGAGATTTCTCTTTAGAAGACTTAGCAAAGACAGGTGATGCTGCGAAGCAATTCTTAGTTACTGAGTACACATTAGAGTCAAGAAACGAACAGGGTTCTGGTATCGTTGCTGACTTAACTACTTCGTAATAGTAGTATCTAGTGGGGGAGCAATCCCCCACTAACAAATTAACCTTTCGTTTGGTCTTTGAAGTCAAAAGGCGGAACGAAGCAAACAAAGGACAATACAATGAGAACATTAAATGATTACTTTTTAACAGCTAAAGTAACAGACATCAGTACAGCAGGATCAACATTCGTTGCTGTGCCTGATGGCGGTAGGATTATTAAAATCTTAACATCAATTAAAAATGCGATTTCAACAGCAAACGCTGCGATTACTTTTGAAATTGGTGGCACTGCGGTTACTGGAGCTGCGATCACTGTAACTCAATCAGGTTCTGCGGCTGGTGATGTAGATACATCAGAACCGACTGCGGCTAACTCTGTTACTGAGGGTGGTACGATTGAAATTATTACAGATGGTGGTTCATCTACAGCTTGTGAGATGATTGTAACATTTGTTATAAGAAGATAATAAATTAGGGGGTGGAAACACCCCCAAAAATTAGTATAGATATAAATTAGGAGATAAAAAATATGGCTGGAAATTCAACAGATAGTTTATTTGCAGTAGTATCAACACAAAAGGTAAGCGTAGCAAATTCATCTGCACAAAGTGCAGCGATTGCATCAGGCGTTCATCATGTGAGATTAGTTTCTACTACAAACTGTCATTATTTAATTGGAGCAAACCCAACAGCAACTACAAGTTCTGTATATTTACCTGCAAATGTTATTGAAAAAATAAGATTAAATCCAGGTGAAAAAATTGCAGTTATAAGAAATTCTGCTGACGGAGATTTACATATCACTTCATTATCTAAATAATGGCTAAGAAAAAATCTTTATTTGGCGTAAATAATTTTATAAAGAAAACAAGAAGAAAAAGACCTGGTAGACATTCAAAGTCACCAAATAAGTCAAAACGCATAATGCACAAAGCCAAATATAGAGGTCAAGGAAAAATATGAGCAAAAGATTAGAGGAGCAAGAAGGTTTAATTAAAACAACCTATCACTCTGACGATATGAATAGACAGGTAGTGGTAGAACGTAATGTAAATTACAAACCTATTATTGACCATAATAAAAAAATGTATACTCATAATGACGGCTACTCTAAATCAAAAGATTTAAAAAGAGTGGCATCTATTCCTACTTTAGTTTTAGAATTATGGACTAAAGAATATAACGGATCAAACAATTGGTTTGCCTTAAAAAAAGAAGAACAACAAAAAATTCTAAAAAAAAAACTTAATTCAAATGAGTTTCAATATTTTAGAACAGCACCAGGAAAATTATAATGGCATTAAATACATACTCAACATTAAAATCATCTGTCGCTAATTGGCTAAACAGAACTGATTTAACAGATGAAATTGTAGATTTTATTTCTTTAACTGAAGCAGATTTTAACTCTAAACTAAGAATTAGAAAAATGATTTCAGAATCAACAATTACAATAGATGCAGAAACAGAAGATTTACCAACTGGTTTTTTACAAATAAGAAACTTTTTTATTACATCTGGATCAACCAAATTACCTTTACGTTATATGACACCATCACAGATGGATTCAATTAAAGGAACTTCTACAACAGGCACACCAGAAGTTTATACCATACTAGGAGATAAACTACGTTTTGCACCAAAACCAGATTCTACTTACACCTCAACTATGAATTTTTATAAAAAGTTTGATGTTTTATCAGACAGTAATACAAGTAATTTTATTTTATCAGATCATCCTTCAATTTATTTATATGGTGCATTATACCATGCAACAAACTTTTTAGGTGGTATTGATAAAATGTTAGTTCAAAAGTGGCAACAAATGTATGCAACTGCAATGGAAAGACTTGAGAGAAACGATAGAGAGGATCAATTCTCTGGATCGCCTTTACAAGTTAGATCAGAAGATACAATAGCATCTAATTTTGGAGGTAGATAATGCAGCTAAAATTTGGTGAATGGCTTCCAGATCAACCCTCTCATTTAAATCCAGGTGCGAATGTTGCAACCAACGTATACTATGCAAGAGATAGTTATAAAAGATTTCCTTCTTTAGTTAATTATAGTTCAAATAATATTGGAGCTAATGCTAGAGGCGGTGGTTCATTCAGAAATAATTCAGGAGCAGTTTTTAATTTTGTTGCAAAAAATACTGACATTTATCAATTAGATGGTGGAACATTTACTTCAAGAAAAGGATCTCTTACAGGAGGAGATACAGACTTTTGGACATTCACTCAATTTGGCAATCATGTTGTTGCAAGTAATGGAGTAGATGCACCTCAATATTATTTGATGGGAACATCAACTAATTTTGCTAATCTTTCAACGATTGCAACCGATGGCACACCTCCTACATTTAGAACATCAGGAGTTATAAGAGATTTTTTAGTTACAGGTAATCAAGCA